CTCGTTTGTCATTTACTTGTTTACCACTTTTATCTTTGTCAGTAAGTGGTACAATTTCTCCAGCTTTTCTAACTTCACCAGGTGTGTATTTTCTTGCAAGTGGTGAGTTAGCATCTGACTTCTTCAAATAAGTTTCTCTCATCCATTTATGGTGACAATCTCCACCTCCTTTATATAGCCAAATAGAGTAAGTATCTGCACCTTCTGGTCCCCAACCTTCATTAACTGCTTGTGACCCCATTAACAAAATATCTTCTTTACGATATATTTTGTTTGCTTTAATCATTCCTTTGCAAAAATCCCTAGTATTTTCAGAAACTCCACCTACATATCTATATCTATGTTTGAAAACAGCACCATCTTGGTCTGACTTAATATTAGCTCTTGCAGTTCCTGTAGAAACTAAGTTAACAATTTTAGATAATAACGTTTTTTTTGGTGAATTTAATGCTTCTAATTCAGTATCTAACTCATCTTCTAAATCATAATCAACTTCTCTACTATCAATTAGTACGTATTCATGCCCGTCAATCCATTCAATATGGTCTTCAGCACTCATTTCAACGCCTGTTTCTTCTTTGATTTGCTCAGTAGATTGTGCGTTTGATAAGTCCACAAACTCCAAAGGTTGTAAAGTCTTAAAGAATAACTTTAATGATATACCATTAAATGCTAAGATACTATCTAACGCTTCTAATAATATTTCTTGTTTTGGTCTTATTACCATGTTATCAAATAGAATAACACTATTCTTTAACTCATCTGCATTTGCACTGAATCCTGTGGTCGTAGCAATACCAAATATAAGCGGTGATGTTACGCAATGACCTGTTAATATCTTGCTTCTGCACTCATCTGACAAGTATTGGTAATGTTCAGGAGCGTCGTTAAGTGGAACACTATCAATTGTAGTCTTTTTAGCTTCATCTTCATTAAATGAAACAACTACTTTCTTACCCGTTGAACCTGTTAATTTACTTATCGTAGCACGCGCAATCTCATCTTTCTGCTCATCAGTCGGTGTACCATTATTAAAGTTTACAATAGTCGTTGGACTGAATCCATTTGTTACCTCATTAATAAGGTATTCGCTTATCTTTTCTTCTAGGACCGTATATTCTAACGCACCTTGATAGTCAACTCTACTGAAATACTTAGTACCAACTGAATAAGGCTGTATCATTAGTATCTCAATCTCACTTTTACCCTCACCAAATGCGTCGAATCTTTTAGGTACAAACTTCTTTGGATCTTCCCAATTATCGGAATAGTAATACCCTACAATATTTCCGTCTTTATCGCACTTCTCAGGGCGTAATAATTGCACAGGGATATGATATACCTTTATAATATTTTTATGACCTTTATCGTAATGTACCTGAAACGCACCTTGACCTAATAAATACAAGTCTTGTATCACTCTACGCAAATCATTTGCTGTAAATAACGACAACATTTGAGCGTAATCATTTGGCTTTTTAGACGCATCTAATGCACTCAAACCCTTTCCGTATATTAATCTGCTGATATTGTTCACAACAGCGCTATGCGTCGCGCTATTCGAATATCTATCGATTAAGAATTGGAAGTAATTATTATCTTCCCCATAGTTTACCCATTCATTACGCTTGTCTTCCGTAACTATAGGAGATGTATATGCAGATAATTCTATAACGTGGTTACTAGTCATTTAATATAAATTGGTTTGTTGTTGTATTTTCTATGTATTTACCATCATTTACGCTGTAGTCTCTTACGTCTTCAAAACCTAATGAAGTAGTAATTTGAGCGGTGCAAAAGATTTTGCCCTTCCAAGTGTATTTATCTATAGTATTATAATATAATACAGCCTTGTATGTATGTCCTTCTTTCAATGCTGGATTAATTGTCAATGTAATGTTATCAAAGTAATCATATGGAGCTGTAGCCGTTAATGTTATTACCCTAGATACATTTGTTTCTTCGTCTGTAATTTGGAGTTTATTAGCTCTAGGTATTGTTCCAAGGTCAGTTAACCTTTGAGTCACTGTGATTAATTGAGATGTTGCTATAGGCTCTAATACTATCATATATATATAACTTAAAGATTTAGATTTTGTTTTAAACACAAAAAGGGATGCCGAACTTAATCGACACCCCCTCTTAGCCTAGTGAACTATTTTAGGCTATGAAGTAACTAAAGTCGCACTTGTAAATAACGCTAACATTGCTGTTGATGTAGACGCATTTAAGAAGTTAGCAGGTACTTTTTCATCTGCTACGAAATTTAAAGAATATCCGCTTGCAGATTTCATTTCACCACCTGTTGAAATTGTACCCCCTACAACATCAGCACCTTGCTCTAAACCCATAATGAAGAATTGGTCATTATTAGTCTGAACCACAATGTGTGGACGTCCATAAGATAACAATTTAATTTGCTTATGCGTAGCAATATCTTGGTGCTTTAAACGAATGTTTAATTTTTGACTGAAATAAGTTGTCCCCGCATTTCTATCAGATACTACATCTTGATCAAAAGTATTGTCTACACCTTTTAATTCGTACTTATATAAAGTATCTACGTTAGTAATAGCTGTAATCATATCCGTATCCGTAGCATCGTACGTTATGTCAGCTCTAGCTATTTGGTAATTGATAAAGTAAACAGCTTTTAAACCTCCTACTTGGTCCTTGCATTGTTCAACTCTACCTTTTGCAATATCACATGCCATGAGTTTATAGTTTTAAAGTTTATAAAAAAGGGGAGGAGTTTATTTCCCCTCCCCTAGTATTGAAAATCAGTTAGTTACTAATTTGCGGAATTGGTGATTCCGTAAGTCACGATGTCTGATACTGAGTGGTAGTTAACAGCGTAACCAGCTCTCATAACAACTCTTACATTGTCATCTCCTAAAGTTTCAGAAGTGTCAATCAAACGTACTTCGTTAGCGTCGTTCAACAAACCACAACCAAAGAATAAGTTAGAAGTTTGAGCAGCGATTGCTTGGTTAGCAGTCAATCCGTTTGCTACGAATAATGGAATACCACCATAAGTTAAAGAACCATTAGTATACCATTGTGTACCTTTGTTGTCAGTACCATTAGAACCTAATCCTGAAGCTCCAAAACCACCTAATGCAGAGATATAAGATTTAGCGATGTTTTGAGATACATAGATTTTCAAATCATCAGCTCCGTATACTGCAGCAGGGATAGCTTTGTAAATTTTTTCAAGCTCTTCGATAACGTTAGCAGCAGTTACAGTTGTTCCAGCAACCTCATTTGCAGTCGGTAAAGAAGCATCAGCAGTTAATAATGTCATGATACCCGCAACTTGTCCGTCAGTAGCGTTAACACCATTCCAAATAGATACCTCGATAGCAGCAGCAACTTTCTCTACTACGAATGCAAGTAAGTAATCAGCGAAAGATTTAGCTAAAACTTTGTTTGCAGAATACCCCATTTCTTCAGACTGCCAAGAAGTAATGTAGTCTTTTTTACATAAAGATAAATTAACTTGGAAGTTCTCTAAAGTTAATGTACGTTCTGTAATTGTAACTGTAGAAGTAGCAGAGAAATCACAACTAGCATTTGCTAAAAGACCGTCTGTACTCAATTTGTTAATTACCGCTTTGTAAGCGATGTTAGGCATGATAGTCATACCTCCGTTTGCTAATGTGTTACCGCTTAATAAAGCAGCTTTAACCCACATTCCTGAATGTTGACCAGCATATGTAGTCGTTAATGAAGTTGTTGTAGCCATTGTTTATTTTATTTATAAATTGTTTCTAAAATGTTGTCGCGAATACTTCTCGCTTTCCCTGGTGTTAAGTCGATGTGTTCAATTGTTTGAGAATTCTCAGGATTGAATTGTATAGGTTTCGGCTCTTCTGCTAGCTCAACAACCACTTCTTCTACCTTCGAAAGCTCTACAATCTTAGCTTCTAACTCTGCAATCTTTTCTTCCAATGCGGAGAAATGTTGCTCTTCAACTTGTGAACGTACGATCTTTTTAACCTTCGCTTGTTCAGGTGTTTTTTCAGCTTCAACAGGTACTTCTGTTTCTGCTTCTTCAGTGTTCTCTTCAGCAGCTTCAACGATAGAGTCTATAACTCCATCCTCTTTTACTACTAAGATTTTACCATCTTCCAATTCGTATTCACCAACAGGAAGTGGCACAGGCTCAGCATCAGTTACAACGATAAATACGTTTTGTCCTGGCTCGAATATATCAGCTTGAATAGTCGTTTGACCATCTGCTAATACTTGGTCTTCCAATTTCGTATCTAAACTTTCAGTTTTTACTCCCGTTAGTTTAATCAAGAAATCTTTTACCATTTGTAAAGGAACTTGTTTATCCATTTATTTATTTATTTACTTGTTTACTTGTTTAAAATCTTGAAAGAAGAGTGTTAACTTCTGCCATTACATCAAAATCTTCTTTAACACTCATTAATAAATTAGATAAATTTTTTACCTCACTATCAAACCCAAGGTCTTTAAGAACTGCCATCGTAGAAGCTCCTGATTTTTGAATATCATCTAATACATTAATGTTTTTTCTAACTTGTGCAAGAATCTTATCAAATTGAGCTTGATATTCTCCTCTAGTCAATCCTTTTAAAGATTTATATTTAGATTCTAAGGCTTGAACTTTTTTACTATCTGCAAACTTTACATCAAGTGATTTAGTTACCTTTTTTACAATAGTTCTTGTTTCCATATCTTATTAACTAATTATTAATTACTTTGTTTTAAATTACCCTCTAGCTTCAGAGATAACTCGTTCAACCACAACGTGATTAATAGTCGCTGTGGATTGCTCTGACTCGCGCCCAATTCCTTGTACATTATGCTCTTCACAATTAGCAAGTGAATACTTTCCGTCCTTACCTAAGCATCCTTTTTTTCTTCTTGGTTTCTTTTCCATGATTTATTTGATTTCAGTTATTACAAAGTTCATATCTGTTACAGTTATATTCTGAGCAGATGTATTATTTGAGCAGTGGATTTCTAAATAATCCCCTAACACATGACTCACAACACAAGCCATATGTATATTTTCAGCTCGTCCCCCACCATTTGATGTCGCTTTTGTTCTCGATGGCGTTCTAATTCCACCTAATTTGCTATCGTAAAACCCAAATTCGCATACGTGAGACGCTCCACTAGTGAACGAAACCGAACATTGGATTAAGTATTTGCGACTAATTGCAGCATCGTTTGTAAGTCTATTATTTGTGTGAGTATATTTCGCGTTGTCTGCACTAGCTGTTGTAGTCCCTAGCACCTTATAAAACGTATTTGACGCACTTATTGTGGTCGCTGTAGCGTTACCTTGCATGTAAAGTTGACCATTTACAGCCGTGTTTGTTATACCTACGCAGTTAATGAATAGGGATTTATTACTCGTATCGTTTACACCAGCGATGTACGTACCCCCACCACTAAAGTTAACGGTATCTAGTATATATCGTTCGTTACCGATTGTAGCACTTGAACTAACATTTATAGAAGTTTCACCACTTAACGTTACAAATGAAGAGTAAATAATTCTAAATCTACGGGTAACATTACAAGTTGATGCAATAGTTATCCCTGTAGTCGTTGTAGCACAATCAAATAAACATTGTGTGAATCCAATCGTTCCAATTGTACCATCTAAAGTCATACCACCACTATTCAAAAATGCTGAATCTTGCATGATAAAGTTAGTGTAGTCTTTAATAGTTCCTATCGTAGTACAATCGGTAAAGTTTACACCAAACCAATCTAGTGCGGTACTAGTACCATCTCCATCTAAATTTAAAGCAGTTCCATGTGTGATTGTAATATTACGAATAGGCAAAGAATATACCGACGTTATCAATGCTGTTGACGAACTTAAACCCGTAGACTTAATAACACAATTCTCAGAGCTACCACCTATAATACTAGTGTTTTGACCGCCTACTAATCTATCTCCTGTTAAATCTACTGTTGTTGTTATGAAATAAGTGATGCTGTCTTGCAAAGTTATCACACCACTTACAGCAGTTGGTAAATCTGACTTGCTAGCTACAAAGACTATGTTTCCCGTTGCAATATTAGAAGATACAGAAGTAGCGAAATCGCTATACAATATCTTCTTTGGTACATCACTCGTAGCATCGTCCAAATATAAGCTATCCGTACTATCTAATGTAGTTACATCTTTATACCTTACAAAATATGGTATTTCACTCATAGTTTTTCTAGTAAGTCTTTAATCTCATTTAGTACATCGTCTTGCATTTCTAATTGCTCTAATCCATCGTACTTACCCTCAATGCTGAATCCGTTAAATTTACCATCCTTAATCCCTTGGTAAACTTCTTCATTGTAAACTTTCATCTTTACAACCCACGATCCAACAGGTGCATTAAGTTTGTAGATATTTGATTTATCATTCTTACTATCTTCAACAATCCACGACTCAATTAAAGCAACACCATCAACATTTTCTGCATGGTCCACTGTTACGTTATTCCCGTACAATTTCTTCATATAAAGTTCCTGTGTTTTAGCAATTGTTTCAGCACTAAATGAAACTGTAAATTCTTTATCTTTAATACGTCTTAAAATCTTTTTTTCAGGTACCAATGCAAGACCAATAACCTCACGTTTATTCTCGTCGATAACTTTCATCTCAACCTCCATTTCAGAAAGTAAAATAAAATCTTCTTCAATCGCAGGTCTGTCTACAAAACTAATTGCAAAGACACCTTGCTCTTTTTCGTCCTTAATTGTAAGCTCTATGTTCTGTAACTTTTCCATATTATTATAACTTAAATTGTAGCGTTTTGTATTTTTTTCTTATCTAACATTTGTTGTGTCGTAACGTCCGAACCTACAACATATGCCTTAACGGGTGCTTGGTTTAATTGTGCTAATTGCGTTTGGTTTTGGTTGCCTATAATATTAAAGTTCGGTGTGATTGCTTGGTTGTTAGATCCACCACCAATACTACCTGTACTAGATGGAGCTGAACTAGCACTTGCACCTCCACCAAATTCTTGATTACGAATATTGTTAACGTTTGCTATACCTGCAGCAATAGCAACACCCGCAGCCGCAGCACCTAAAAACGGACCAACATAAGGAATCCCTGACATTGAGGCGTAAGCACCATTTGCAGCCTTATAAGTATCCATTACAGCACCCGCAATATTAGCTGCTTTCTGAATCTTAAACGCCTTCTTTTGTTCTCTCTCTGACTTACCAGCAAATGACATTGCTAAATCACCAATTGCTGAAAAGGTATTTCTTGCTATGTCAAATTTTGCGGCTGAAATTAATTTTGAATTTGCTAAATCTTCTGCGTCTTTTGCTTTCTTTTCTTCTCTTGCTTGGTCATCTAACTCAACTAGTAAGCCTATAAAATCTTCTTCTTGTTTTAATTTATCTGCTTTAGCTTGTATCTCTCTTTCCGCTTGTTCGTTTTCACTTACAATCCAACGTGCAATATCTTCTTGCTCTGCATTAATTAAATCTATTCTATCTTGTTCGTATAGGTCTTTATTACTAGTTTTATTTTCTTCTAACTTTTTTTGATTATTTTCTTTTAAATCAGTTAGCTGTTGAGCTTGTAATATTTTTATATCTTCTCTTAATTGTTTTGCATCTGCTAATTGATCCTTATTTAATTTAGCTCCACCTTGATAAACTAAGTTATAATATCTTAATATCTCTTTTTTATTATCAATCTCTATTTTTGTTAACTCACTATCCTTAGCTCCCTCAGCTTGTTTTAATCTTAGCTTGTTTTCGTGCTGTTTCTTTAATTCGTTAACATGTTCAGAAGTAGCATCTATACTTTCTTTTTCTAATCTTTTTGTGTATTCTAATTGTCTATTTAATTCCCTTTGTTTATTAGCAGCATCATCTTGCCCTCTTTTTAATATTTCTAAAGCAGCAACTAAAGCACCTACGGCACCAACTACAAGGAGTATTGGGTTTGCAGCCATTACAGCATTTAGAACACGCATAGTTGCAGCACCTACTATTTGCGCTGCTGTAAGTAATTTTTGACCTAAAGCAGTTTGACCGATTACGGCACCTAATTGTTTAAACGAATCTCTAGCTTCCCCAAGTCCTTGCAAGCCTTGAGATAATGCCATTGCAGATTGAACTTTCAGTAAGGTCGCTTGCACCGCTTCTCCTTCAACACCAACCAATCCAAGCGCACCCTCAAATGCTTGGAATCCATTAAGCACACCACCTATGGAATTACTTAACGCGTTGAATTTAGCATCAGGATTAAAAGCGTCAGTTAAAGCCTTAGCATCTCCTATCGCATCCTTTAATCTCGCAGCATTTTTAGCAGCATTAATTGCTTGGTCAGATGTAGCTCCAAACTTTTCAGAAAGTGCATTAACTTCTTGTTGTGCCTCTCTTAACTGTGCTTTAAGGGATTGCGCGTTTGTCTTTACTTCTAGTTCAATTACTTTCTTTTCTGCCATTGTACTTTGCTTTCAATAATAACTCTCTTTTGCCTTGTTTGTAGTTTACGCGAAAACTATCCGATAATAGATATTTACCCTTTGCAATGTCTATGTTTTCACTTACTCCGTAGAAATTATCTATCTTTAAAAGTGCTATTATTTGCTCTATCATTCTTGTAATAAATTAATTGTATTTGTAAAACTTGTACCATCATTATTTAAGTTAACCGCGTCGATAGGAATAACAACCCCAAACCCTTCTTCATTTACTATTCCCCATCCATCGTCTGTTATTATAACATCGGTTGTACTTTCAGTCCATATCGGTGTAGGTGTGTACGGGTTTGTAGGTGCAGTGACTCCAACAGATGTACTTGTTGTTGTACTACCTGGTGATATTGTAGCACCTGGATAAGGAGTTGAGAACGTTGTGCTAATCACCCCGTTTGGGACCTTATAAGGAATTGTAACAGTACCACCGCCACTTGGTATAACTATTGTAGGAGTAATAGCATCGTTAATCATTGCTCTAAAATCATTGATTAATGTCAGGTTAACCTCCCCACTTGTAATGTCAGACTTAAGTTCGTTGATAATGTATCTTTTATCCCTAACAATTAACCTATCGTTCAATCTTAATTTTGTAATCAATGACAAAGGGAAGTGGGCCTTTATTCTTATAAGTCTACATTTAGGATTGAATAGGTTTTCTAAATAACTACTATAGTACATAGAGTATAGATTGTTTACTAGATCGTCATTAGGTGTTTTAACGTCTGACTCAGGATGAAATGTAAGCGAATATAAACTTCCATTTGACTCTAACACGTTACTGAATATATTAAAGTCGCTACATAACGTTGCTGTAGTGCCATTATTCATGTATAAAGTGTCATTAATTCTTTCGTTAAAATATAAGAATATCGGCTTAGGAATATACGATTTAAAGTCAGGACCTTTAGTTAAGCAATACCCAACCTGAAAGTCATCTAAGTTTAGATTGTTCATCAACAAGTTTTCAAATGGTAATTCAACACTATAATCCGTACCCTCGTTTGATAAGGTCTTATTAGTGTCTGCATACTCTCTCTCCATTATTCCGTTGTCGTAATATTCCCTATTCAAAAACGACTCTGACTTCTGATATTTGAAAGATAACTTTTTAAATACATTTGTTCTTTCAACGTCAATCGAATCTATATCTGTGTAGTTTGTAATATCGTAAATGTTACCACCATTGTACCACATATCTAAGGGCTCAATTGTAAACACGTCTACACTCGTAGCATAACAAGTAGCGTTGAACATCTTAAGCAACCCGCTAAAGAATTCAGCAACCGTCATCGATGGCATTTTGGAACTTAAATCTGTGTTTGCAGTAGTAGTAACAGAAGGAATAAATATTGGCCGATTATAATTATTATAATATTTATAGTTTAGATTAGCATTTAAGTCTAACGTCATTGGCGCCTTAGTTCTTATTCTAAAGAAAAATACACTTCCATTATCTGAAGGCGCAAAAGTGTAGAAATCTAACGGAGAAAAATTACCTTTACGCGTATTTGTTTTAACAACTTTACCATCTTTATATAAGTCTATGTAATATTCAATTGTAGCGTCTGAAACACTTTGTACGGATATTTGTAACGTTGGAGCGTCTATTGGCATAAATCCTGTACCAAAAGGATTCGGCGCGTTTCCTACTGATTTACAAGTAAAGAAGGAACCATCAAAATAAAACCCTAAAAATGCGGGGTAATGAACAGGGGATAAAGAATACGGATACATAGTGAATCCAGGGACAATAGTCTGTCCGCTTGGCGCGATAATGTTCACCGGTATAGAACTTGTTTTACTTGTATATTGTTCTTCATTCTTTAACCATAAATACAACTTTTCCCATTTGTCGTTTGTACTTACAAAGAACTGCGAATTAAATTCAATATCAAACTTCGCCTGAATTGCATCTAATATCCTAGCAACTTTTAAGGCTGGGAATAACTCGTCATTCTTAATCGAACCTTTAACAGTTTTAATATCCGTACTTGCACCATCCCCGTAACTCCATAATCTTTTGGAACTAATTAAAGGAAACATCACATTCTCTAGTGTACTTGACTTAACTCTATTAATTACATTTGTTCCTGTGTACTCAATATCATATGAAGTAAGATCTAAATCACTTAACTTAGCGTCTCCAAACTTATCCTTAAGACTTACTAAGTCACCATAGAAAGTAATCGTATAGCTATCCGTACGTCCATCCTTTATATTGGCTTTCTCCATCATGATAGTACCCGTTCTAAATGGGACCAAATCAATTTCAATTCTTGCTCTAATTCTAAAGTTAAAATTCCATTCGTTATTAGTAATATTTACATCCGATTGATAAAAGTGATGCAGTATGGAATTATTAATTGTACTTGCTGGCACCGTAAACGATTGCGTAAAGTCGGTATATACTTTAGATATATCCTGTATGTTCTGAATAGTGCTTG